AACAATTAATAATGGTGGTTCGGGAGCAGCAAGTGGCAGTACCTTTAACGGAAGTGGTGCTGTAACTATTTCATATAATACCGTAGGTGCACCAAGCACAACTGGAGCAAATGCCACCGGCACGTGGAATATCGTTGCTGGTACAGCAAATAATGCAAATAACTTAGGTGGTGTTGCTGCATCGAGTTATTTAACTGCGGTTAAATTTGGTCAAATAGTAGTTACAACTAGTATAACTCTATCCTCAACACATTACGGTGCAAACGTACTCCTTAATGGAACAAATCTTACTATTACACTGCCAGCATCGGCACCCTCGGGCACAGTAATTTCATTATCAAATATTTCTAGTACCAACGTTACTTTGTCATATACTGGTACAAACGGTAGCGATGGACCTTCTACATTACAGCCACAAAATAGTATTATGCTTATCTCGGACGGCGGGTCTCCTAGCTATTGGAGACAATATTTCGGAAGTTCGGGATATCTCACCGGTGGCGCAGGATTAGGTAACACACAAATAAACTCATTAGGAGTAGGCACGGCTGCATCAGGTACAGCAGGACAAGTTAATGCAACATCGTTTGTAGGATCAGGCGCAGGATTAACTGGCTTTACATCAGGCCAAATAACAACTGCACTAGGTTATACTCCACTATCAGTAGCATCTCCTGACCTTATGATAAGATTAAAAGAACCATCAGGTGTTTATTTTATCGCCACTGCATCGACTTATGTATCGAGAATTGTAGGATTTTCCACCACTGAAAGAAATGCACAAAGTTGGTCAATTGTTAACACCTCATCTACTGGATCATATAACAGTGGATATGTTACTTACTTTTATACTTTGTATAACAGCACTACTATTTCTCTTCCAGCAGGAAATTATTATGCAGAATGGGATGTTGCAGGAGCAAATACATATTCAAATACTACTGATATCCAACAGGGCTATTCATTCTTGTATAATGTTACAGATTCGGTAGTTATTCAATCTGGTACAGGTTTTCAAACAGAATGCAATACTTATAATACGCACCATACAGCTGGCCGCACATATTTTACATTAGGCGGAACAAAAACTGTTCAATTAATGCTTACTGGAACTAGTTCAAATAGTTCTGGACAATATTTGTTTACTCCGTTTAGCTTTGATGGCGGATTATGGCCTAACGCTCCGGGTACTGGATACGGTGAATCCGCTACGTCAGAATATGCAACACTAAGAATTTGGAAATCCTAATATGACCAAAGTAATACGATATACCGGTGACGAAAACGTTGTAATTGAAGAATGGCTCGACGAAACTAAAGAGCGACTTCTTGCAACTCAGATACATTTATTGCCCGAGGCTGATAAAATTATCGAGTTAGATGATGACGTAGTAGTCTCTCCGATGTTTTATACTTACGATGTTGAGTCTGGTACTTTTATTGCAAAGAGTAAAAGCACCATGATGTCGCAGAGACTTATTTCAACAACGATAGATGTAGATGTTGAAAAAAGTCTTATTCATAGAAATAGGCTATTACAAGAATCTGATTGGGTAGTGATTCGCTCGTTTGAAACCGGTGAACCTGTTCCTGCTGAATGGATTGCATATCGTAAAGCTCTAAGAGATATTACCATAAACTTTACAGATCCAGCCGACGTAATTTGGCCCGCTCTACCTGCTATTAATGATTCTTTAGCCAAATATAATGATTTTATTGAATCAGTTAAAGACGGAACAGCAGTTGATCCGAATAATAAAGGGACGTAATTGTGTGGAATATTGATAATTGGGTTGATTTTACTATGGCTAACGATAAAATTTATCGTTTAGACTACGAATCTGATTCACTAACCGGTATTAAGCAAACACAGCAACTGAAGGAAGTATTTAACACTCCGACCTTTTATAAAGATTTCGAAGCTAACCTAGATTTTCCTGAAAACGGATATAGACTTCGCGACGAGTTATTAAACGGAGATGTAACTACTTTTAGGATTGGTTCTACTAAATCTGGATTTAACTATCGAAATAGATCTTGGTCTGCATATATTAAAGAAAATCCTCCTAAACAAGAGGCGATAGATTATTTTTTATCGAAGGGATTATCTAAAAATTTCATTCCTGCTTATTGGTATGGTAAGAAGTATGATTCTGTGGATAAGAAGATTTCTTGGAAAATAGTCGATCTTGCTCACAATTACAATTTACCAAAAGTCGTCGAAGACTATCTTGTCAAATATCCCGATTATGTACCGTATTATGCTACTTCATTTGGTGATCCCCAACTACAGGATTACGTCGATGTATATGTTCAGCTAGATCGTAGATTTGTTCATAACTGGGACCGTAGGTATGTGCCTGGGGTTATAGGAAAGATGGAAAATCCGAATTACGAAGAGTTTTTTAGAAATACTGAAGAATATTGTCGATCGAATAATCTACATTGTGGATATACTCCTAGAGGCAAGGAAATGGAAATTTTTCAAAGAGATTCAGTTCCTGGCACATTTTTTTCCGGGCGCGCAGAATTCTGTTTCAGTTTTGTTTATCATAAAGATACACTAGAAATACTAAAAGTAAAAACTTACATACTCAAAGTTAACAGAGATTTTTGTCAAGAATATTATAATAATAGAGGATATGATGATTATGAAGCTTTCTGATGAAGAAATGGACAAGGTCGATGAGCGTTTTTGGAAAACCATTGAATGGGAACGACTTGTATTTGAACTAAGTAAAAAACCCGTTGATAATAAAAAAGACAACACTGATCGATAATTTTTGAGGAATTTATTATGACACTGCCGACATCAGGTGCATTATCATTAAACGATATTCAAACTACATTTGGAGGCTCAAATCCCATCGGTATGAATGAATATTATGCCGGCGGAAGTTATGTGCCTAGTTATTGCACCGGATCAAATACAATAGTACCCGCCTCCGGACCTATCTCAATTTATAATTTCTACGGAACTGCGGCGCTATCAACTAGTGATACACAATACGCATCAGCAAGTACCACATCGCAATCTATGTATACATTTACTGTACCAAATTCTTGGAATACTATTACTATCGAAGTGTGGGGAGCAGGGGGATCCGGCGGCGGCGGAGCTCTTGCTACTGTTGTCAACGGTCCTGCCTCTTCTGTATCAGGGTACGGTATGACTACTATGACCGCAAACGGAGGGAATGGTGGTATTGCAACTGCTAGCTCTAGTACCATCGGCGGCACAGGAGGTACCGCAACGGGGGGAAATGCTGCAAATATTACTGGCGGAAACGGCACTAATTCTGTTGTAGGATCAGTTTCGGGTGCAGGAGCAAACGGCACTTCTGGATTAACTATTACTGGAGGAACCGGCGGCGCAGCAGTTAATAGCATAGGTATCGGCGCGGCCCCAGGGAATAATGGTACAGCACCCGGCGCTGGCGGCGGCGGCGAAGCACAAGAAAATGCTGGCGGACACGGTTGCGGCGGCGCCTATCACGACGGCAGCGGAGGCGGCGCCGGAGGATATTGTAGGTCTGTGTTTTCGGGATCTAGTTCCCCTTTTCCTGGAGGCACTGTTTTAACAATTCAGGTAGCCAATCCGCCTGTTAGATCGTCGCTTGAAGGAGTCGGCGGTGCAGGACTTGTGAGAATTGCAGTTACTTAATAGGAGATTTTATGCAAACATATCAGATGACATTTAACGCTACTATCGAATCGATTGATACTGAGCAATTACAGATGATTGTAGAGTACATTGATCCTCACGGACATAATAATATAAGATTAGGGGTCAGATTTTCTCATAATTCAACCGAGGCAGATCTTAAACAATTAATTATCGATCATACTCCGCATTTATTTTTTCATGAACAGAATAAAAAAATTACCGAGATTTCGCAAAAACAAGATGAATTATCTTCTCTCCGATCGTTAGTAGGTTTAGAAATAAATTATAATTTAGAATCTTTTCCCGATAGTGAGGTAATTTAATGCTACTCGATAAGTTATTAGAATTTGATAATCTTAAAATAACTATGTATGATTTTGAATTTGCTGGCGATCTTCTGCCAAATCATCGGCATACTGCAGATGATCAACATATAACAATATGTGTCCGCGGAGAGATCGAAATTGAAACACCCGAATGGATTAAAATTTTAAAAGAAGGTAATATTATACGTTTTCAAAAAAACCAGTGGCATTCGATCAAAGCGTTAACAGACAATGCTAGAGTCTTAAACATCCCAACAGTTAATGTTTAATCAACAAGAATTTATTTTAAGATGTAATCGCGTACAACCGGTGTTGTTCGTAAATGAAATGAAATTATACGTAAGACATGATCGTCAAATTCGATCTTACCTCTATCAACATCTAAATGATAATACTATTCCGTTTCCGGCGTGGGCATATTATTTTCCAGGAGGTCAAGCAATTGCTCGTTATATTTTTGATAATCCCGACGTAGTTACCGATAAAAAAGTTTTAGACTTTGCGTCGGGCTCGGGCATTGCGGGGATATCTGCGTCTATGAATGGTGCTCGGTCAGTAATGTGTGTTGATTCAAATGAGTTATTTGAAATTCCAGTAACAATGAATGCAGCAATAAACAATACCGATGTAAAAACTCTTTGTAAAAATTTAGTAGAAGAGAAAATATATCCCGAGGTTGACATAATTATATCTGGCGATCCTGAACAAAAAGATGATCAAACTAATTGGTTAGCTAACGCTAAACTACACGGCAAAGAAATCTTAGTTGGAAGTCGAGTAGAATTAGATAATAGGTTTGAATTGATTACTTCATATAATGTGCCATGCTTAGATTATATAGAACCAGTTAGTCCGTTGACTATATGGATCTATAAATAGAAAATTCCAAAATATCTCATTTTGTATTACACATTAATTAAATAGATTGATGAATGAGAATAACTTTTTAAACGGGCAAATTCTGGTCTCGCAACCTAGGAATTCAGACTACCATTTTGCCAAAAGTGTTGTATTAATTGCTCAACACAGCTTAACCGGTGCTTGGGGAGTCGTAGTTAATCGACCCTCGAAAGCAGTAACAATGCAAACTATTATGGAAGCTGCGGGAATTGATTATCAAGGACCTGAATTAGTTTATATAGGTGGTCCGGTTGAATCAACTCGAGTTCATGTTATTCACACTTTAGATTGGACCAGTGCAAGCACACTAAAAATCACAGATAAAATTGGGATCACAGGTGATGTATCTATTCTTTCTGCCATTAGCCAAGGAGAAGGTCCTAAGTTATACAGGGCAGGAGTTGGTCTAGCAGTATGGAGTGCGGGACAACTAGATGGTGAACAAAGCGGGTTAGATCCGTGGACAGCTAGTCATCGTTGGTTAACTGCACCTGCTACTGTAGATTTATGCCTCACTGGTGCCGGAGAAGAACAGTGGCAACGGTCAATCGACCGTTGCGTAAGCCACCGTATAGCTGATTTATTTTAATCTTTTTCAGAATTTAATCCAGCAATCATTTCTCGTATTTTTGAGCTACCTGTTGTGGCTCTAACCTTTCCTACATTTATACCTTCAGTAGGATCTCGTATTTCGCCTGTAGTACCGTCGTATTCAACATTTGATTTAATTGTTGAAGTTTTCTTTAAACCTTCATATACACTAGGTTTTGGCGCAGAATTATAAGCTTCTTCTTCTCCTAGATCTCTAATACGCAATGTATCGAGATCAAATTCCAAATCAACTTTTTGTCCAACACCGCTAGAACTACGTGTTTTCATAAACTGAATTTGATAACGGCCTCGTTCCTTCATTGCTCGACTTGTAAAAATACCGATAACATTGTCTGCTGTCTGAATCTTCGAAAGTCCGCCTGAGATGTGACTGTGATCGAATTCGATTTCTTCTACTGCTGCACGGTTAAGCTGAGATGCTGTAACAACAATTGCCTGTGTTTCCATTGCTAGGTTACGCAATTCTTCAGAAACATATTTGTCCTTGACAAACAAATCGCTGGGACTAACTTTAACTGACATTGGCATCATAAGATCCAAGTAGTCAATTAGCAAAATATCCGGTTTAAACCCTTTCTTAACCTGATATTCTTTTAGATATGCTCGAAGATCATTGGCCGTTTTGCCGCTGGGCATGTACTTGATCTGTATGCTACCAGACTGTTTGCCCATCATCTTAACTTTGAGTTCAACATCGTCAAGGTTTTTAAATACCTCACGAGTTGCAACACCGGTTAACATACTATCCATACGCATAGCAACCAATGCTTCACTAAGTTCGAACGTTAAATAAAGAACATTAAGCCCTGCTAATGCCCAGTTACATCCTAGATTTGCAAGGAATAGTGACTTACCACCACCCGATGCTGCACACCAAATGTTAAGTTCGCCACGATTAAATCCGCCGTAAAGCTTCTTATCTACGCTTGGCCAACCTGTGCTAATCTGACCATTGGAATTTTTAAGTCCTTCTAGACGGCCTCGAGGATCTTCAAAGTAGTCTGTACCCATATCTTTTTGTAGTGATATTTGCACAGCATCTTTAATCATCTTCTCAACTGGTCCGTATTCACCTTTTTCCAGTAAATCTGCCGATTTTAGAATCGCTCGTTCTAGGCCTTTATGTCTGGAAAACTGTTCGAATTCGTTCATTAACCATTCATAATTTTCTGCAGGAAGTGCTGCAGGGTTTAATTCCATTCCGCAGCTTGCATTAACAATCTGTGCTTCTGGCATAACCTTGTATTGGTCGACATATGTCTTAATAAACCCTGCAGTTTCTTGGAGTTTTCTATCAAAATTTTCTGGATCAAAAATGTTAGCACAGCGAATAAATGTAATAGCATCGCTCATAAACATTTCTAGATACAATTTTTGTATTTCATAACTATAATTAGGTGTTGCGTTGTTGTTCTTCTGCATATTTTTCTATTCTTTTCCTCATCATAGTCAGTTTTATTTCACCATGTTCTCGATATTTTAATATAGTGAAAAGCGTATATACTCTGCCAAATTTACGCACAGCATCCGCAACGTCCTTAACGTCATCTCCCCAATCGGGCAAACTCGCAGACCATCCTTGAGCTATTGCTGTGTTCAACATCTTAGATCCGGGTAAATCTCGATCTGGAACAAGGATCACTTCTTTGCCTAACGAATTTATCCTCATTAGCTGAGTCTCATTAATTTCATTGCTCATAACAGCAACGCCGTCTACTGTGATTGCATCGATCGGTCCTTCGACAACAATTACATAACGTCGGTTATAATTTTGTTCATCTAAATTGAACACATAACTAGGCTGTGCTGACGTTAGGTATTTAGGTTTACCCTCAGTTATTTTACGAGCAGTCCAACCTACTATTTTCTTTTCATGATAATACGGTATGATTAACCGATCTTGATATCCAGGTGCATCAGTCCACATCCACTTATACCAATCGAGTTGCATTCCTCTATCTAAAACATAGGCGATTGTAGCAAGTAAATTTTCATCTTCGCAGCCCTCGTGTACCCATTCGGCAAAAGTCTTGCTATTTTGAGGCAAATCCTTAGGTTTTAGGACAAAATCTAGGGTCTTTTCTGCTGGTTTGAGGTCGTTTTTGACCCGAATTACCTCCAAAGAAAGTTTCTGTACCTCACTATCAGGAACTCCTAACCATAACATTAAACTACGTGTGTTATTAGTTAATACGTGACCAGGAGTCCAGCCTGCTTTAAAGTTGCAATTAAAACAATGAAATGTAAATCCGTCGCCTTTGAAGATAACACCACCGCGTTTTTTAGTATCACGAGTTTCGCCACGATGGATACAGCAGGGGGCATCGAAGCTTTCCCAGCCAGTAGGTGTCATCTTACGATCACTCGGCAAGACGGCCTGTAAAGTAGCCACTATTAGGTTCATTCTACTATTTTAGCTGAAATATGAGAACATGTCAATAAATCCATTTGGAAATTTGTTCATTTCTGAACCAATAGGATTTCCAGTTGGATAATAGTTAACACCGAACGCATCGTTAAATGGTTTTACTGAGAATCGAACTGCGGTTACTACAGTGTTCCATGAAAGCTGAATTGTTGCTTGTGTAGGAGTTGCTGATACGTAATTAGTAATAGTAAATGCCTCGGCATTGGCTTGGCCTGCCGGACTCGGATTGTTATCTAGCGTCCCTTGTACAGTAATCGTACCGGCAAAGTTATTCAAATTAATTGAAACACATTGAGTTGAGCTAGTAGTCATTGCACTCGGATATGGGCGCAACCAGCCTGTGAAGAAAATATAACCCAAATTGTTAATATCATAGTCGTATTCTTTGCCTGCTTCGAGTTGAGCTCGATTAACAGTTTGTACTGGGAATCCGATCGGATAGCCGTCTTCTTGAATTTCAATATCTCCTGCAATTCCGTAGTAGGTATTTGCATAAGCAGGAGTAAAAGTGCCGTCATTATTTGCTTGTTTGACTACAATTTTATAACTAGCAGCAGTTAAATTAATAGTATCTTGTGGATCTAATTCTA